TCTATCGCATTCAAGGATGTTCCTTTTGCTTGCCATGATGCCCATAAGTTCTCAATCTTACAGGGCAACATTGACCGATAGGTGCTAATGTAGTTTTGCCAAATTGTCATGAACCATAACTAAATTCGTTTTGTGCGATCTCATCAAGTGCTTGCATTACCTCATCGGTAAAGTAAGTCTCTGGTGAGGCAAGAATCTGCTTTGCATATAACTTTTTACCACCAATTTCGTATCTTCCTGCGACATTCTTCCATAGTCCTCCGATCTCACCGAGTTCCAGAAGACCGTAATACTTGTCAAGACCACGATCATCGTAATAAAGACGTATCTCAACAGTTTTATTCTCCTTACTTAAACGTGATTTGTGAGTCTTTGCTTTGATAATGTTTCCAATGATTTCTTTTCCATCCTTTTCTTTCTTCTTGCTAAGATATATGATTGTACTCGCTGCATATTTGAGTCCACTACCTCCCCCCATTTCTTTCGTTGGGACGTAAGCTCCGATGACATCATACGTATGGTTTGTAACAATGAGTGGGACATTCGCTTGGCCAAGTTTAAGAGTTAACATTCTGAATGCACCCTTCACAAGTTGAGATTTAGTCATATCACGAACTTGCTTATCATCAAGTGCGTCCCTAATCTCTTTCTCGGTGGAAAGCATTCCCAACGAGTCTAACACAAACATACATGGTTTGCGATCTTCTGTGTTGGTCTTTAAATATATATCAATTGCTTTAAGTGCCTTGGTTCTGAACTCCTCAATAGTAACTACATTAATTACAACTAGTCTGTTTAAGTCAATGCCACGAGATTCCAATAGGGGTTTATTAACTGCGGCTTCTGTATCAAAATACAAGCAATACCCATCAGGATTAGAGTCAAGAAAATTTTTAACAACAGCGAGAGAGAAGAAAGTTTTTCCAGTGCTAGATTCACCAGCAATAGCAGTAATCTTGTTCCCAGATACCCCACCATATATGCTACCTGATACAAGTCCGTTAAAAATGTAAGAACCTGTATCCACATATCTTTCAGTCGAGTCAATGTCTTTTGCGAGTTGGGTGAAGTCATCTCCAATCTCCTTTACAATATCTTTCAAAAAATCCATTAAGTAGTCCTCTGTTCAAGTTTAAGTGCTCTATCCTCCTTTACTCCTTTCAAAAGATGATACAGTCTTGCATCACCACCTAGAGAAAGTGCAGATACAATAATCGCTAAATCTTTATCGTTAATAGGTAATTCCATTAGGAGAAGAAAAGTTCTAGGTTTACAGTTTTCTCAACATTCCACCCAATAGCATCAAGAATGATTTTGAGTGGTTCCAAGAAGGCTTTGTCAAATTGTAGGTCATAATCTATATACTTGTCAAGACCAATTTCGCATGGAAAATCCTGAATAAACGAAATAATATTCTCGTGAATAATATTAGGTTTTTTCAGGTAGCAGAATTTGATTTTTTCACCGTTCTGGATGAGAGAGTACTTATTATCCAACTTATGTTTTTTAACATAATGGTTATACAATAATGCACCCCGTATATGTATAGGAGTTCCTTTAGCATATATTGTAGAAGATGCTTTATACTTTTCTACATTAGTTGCAGACCGTGGGAAAGCAATATCTTCTGGTGGAAGTGTCTTGAATTCCTTACGTGACTTCTCAATAAAGTCAATTACTTCATCTTCTGTTCCATTCATCATAATCTTAAGGGCAGACTTAATCATATCTCTGCATGGGGCAGGTGTAGAAGACTTAACTGCTTCAATACCCATCATCTTCAGTTTAGGTTCTTCATATCGAACACCCTCACTATCCCATACATTCAGGATATATCTCTTCTTGGCAGTCCATATACCCCTCTCTGCGATGTTCTCTCGCTTCATTTGCATCTTTTGGTCATATGCACTCACGTAGTCGGCCAACGCTTGATAAGAACCCTCAATAAAAGGCTCAAATTCATTTTCACACACCTTGTTAAGGAACCCAACAACGCCCTCATTAGTTTTCTCTCTTCCCTCGTATACACGGTCAACCAAAGGACCAAGATTAAGGTAGATGGAATCAGTATCCGAAGCAATAACATAATCAACATCCTCTGTTTTTAAGATCTTATTGATCTTTTCATTCATTTTATTCTCTATCCAACGTATGGATACTTGGCCAGACAAAGTAATGGCTTCTGCATTAGCAAGTTTGTAATAACGGAAGTACTGATTGCCGATAGCACCATAAGCACTATTAAGGGCAATCTTCTTTGCCATCTGGATATTGTTACACCTAGCAATCTCTTTGGTAAGTGCATTGGACGGATTGTTTTCATACTCTTGTTTTGCTTGAAGCATCTTCTTCTTGAACACCACTCTATCACCATACATCTTATCCATCAACTCTGGTAGGAATCCACGCACATCTTTCCTATATTGTGCTCCATTAGCACACGTTGCATAATCAGGATTAAAGTCTTTTACCTCTTCATTTAAGATCCTTTCAACGCTCGCACTGGGATGTCTAGTTTCCCTGATGGTCTCTGGACTGATATTATACTGCATAATGAGATGAGGATACAGACTATTGAGGTCAAAACTAACCACCCAATCATACTTTCCTGGTTTCGGTTCCTTGACATAAGCCCCCGCATACTTTTCGTTTTTTTGTGATCTATTCTTGGGAGGAATTACTATGTTCCTCTTCTTCAAATAGTTATAAATTATGGTATCCCACATACGCACCTGATAAAACACATCACTATAATTAACCTTGGCTTCATATGCCATAGTCAATGCAAGTTCAATCAGTTTCATCTTGCTTTCCAAACGGTCAACAAGTTCCACGTCAATTATATTATATTCGATAAACTTCTGCCAACCTTTTGTGTAGAAGTCCTTAAATGTTTCAAACTCCGAGTGGTCTAACTTCTGCTGACCAAGTTCTACCTTTGCAATATAATCCAACCTGTAAGACTCCTGTGCCTTATAGGTAAACTTCTTATAGAGATCTAGATAATCAAGTTGTGTTACACCACCCACATCATATACAATTTGAGTGCGTCCCATTACATGCACTTCTCCTTCACTCACAAGACCCCAAGGTGACATACGCTTCATCAACTTTTCACCAAGAACCCTATCCAATCTTCTGCAGATATAAGGTATGTCAAACATCTGTATGTTCCATCCTGTAATCACATCAGGAACATCTTGCATCCAATAGTTTATGAATGAGGTAAGGAGTTCATACTCATTAGCACAACAATTATAAGTTACATTCTTCTGTTTGTTATTAAAAGGTTTACTTCCCCAAGTAATGATCTGCTTAGTTGTATAGTCTTGGATTGTGATTGCCAAAATCTCTTCGACGCACGACTCCACATTAGGGAAACCTTGCTCAGACGTAGTTTCAATATCCAAAGTAACAAGCTTAATTTGAGATATGTCAAACTTGATCTCATCATCTGGGTATTTGTCCGAAATGTATTGGTAAATATATCGATCATTCCCATAGATCTCAAATCCCTCAACATCGTCATATCTTTTATAGAAGTCACGACATTCCCTAACCGTGCCTGGATTGATTGCTTCAACTGATTCTCCACTCAACGTTTTATATTTAGTCTTAAGATTCTTTTTAGATTTGACAAATAGAGTTGGAAAGAACTCATCACGATGTTCATACCTTCTACCATTCTCAACTCCACGAACCAGAAACTGGTTCCCGATCAGTTGAACATTGGTGTAAAATTTCATTCTTTAATAAGGTCTTGATATTTTTCAAGGAGGGTTGGAGTTGGATCTGCAAGAGTAAGTATCTTATCAGAACTCATCATAAATTCATCTTCTTTAGTAACACCATTTAAGAATGGTTCTAAAGTAGTAGTTCCTTCTAAAGTATTGATCCAAAATGGATTTACTAACTTACAATCAGGTTCACCTGGAACAGCAGCAGGGACTTCATCAACCTGACTGATCAGAATCTGCTGTGTTGTTGTCAGTGCTATTACTTTGATTTCCATTTTTTACAATGTCCTCGATGTACATTTCTTTTAGTTTGATCACTGGTTCAACTAATGTAATTAACCAGTCGGCAGGAATAGGAATAACCTCATCTTTAGTAAGAGGTATCCAAGGAAATAAGGAAACTTCATATCCTGCTTTTTGTTCGTTTCCTTCTTGTTCTTCGGAAAGAACATTAGGGTTTCTCATCTTAACAACACAAGGTTTGTTTAGATAATATCCTATTACTCTTCTATCATTGCCATCATCACCTGCTGACATTTCCTTAACATCACAGATAATATCTTCTCCTGACTTGAGCAATAATAATTTGATAGTCATAATATATAATCGCTTAATACTATTCTAGCACAACTTCTCCAATTGTCCAAGACTTATATCCATGACCATCTATTGTTACTAAAGTATCAATCTCAACTTCTGGTGGAACAATCAAACAATATCCAATACCAAGATTAAATACCCTTCTCATTTCCTCTTCCTTAACATTACCTTTATCCTGAATGACCTTAAAAATATCAGGTCTCTTCCATGAACTATAATCAATCTTAATATCTAATCCTTTTCTGGGAAGACATCTAGGTAGATTTTCAGGAAGACCTCCACCTGTAATATGTGCCATACCAAGAATAGGAAACTCCTTTTTCAAATCACTAACCAAAGAAGCATATATTCTAGTTGGATTAAGTAAGTCTGGATGATCTGATACCTTTATTTGATGACGGAATGTAAGATAACGAATTAAACTAAAACCATTAGCATGAACTCCATTGCTCTCTATACCAATAATCTTATCACCTGGATTGATAAGTTTACCATCAATAATTTCACTCTCCTCTACCACACCAGTGCAAAATCCAGCAATATCATACTCATTAGGAACTGCTAGATCTTGTGGATGCTCTGCTGTTTCTCCACCAAGTAAAGCACAACCTGATTGACGGCAACCATCAGCAATTCCTGCAACCAATTCTGTTATTCTCTTATTATCATCAACTTTAGGACAAGAAATATAATCAAGAAAGTATAAAGGTTCTGCTCCACATGTGATTACATCATTCACACACATTGCAACTAGATCTATACCAATATCATAATCTCTACCAAATAGTGTTGCTAGTTTACCTTTAGTTCCTACACCATCAGTTCCAGAAACTAGAATAGGATTTTCGTATGTAGAAGGTATTCTCATCATACCATTGAAACCACCAAATCCACCCATGACCTCTGGTCTATGAGTGGACTTTACATGTGGTTTAATTTTTTCTACAAAATAATTACCAGCATCGATATCGACACCTGCTAATTTATAATCAAGTTCAATTCCCTCTTCTTTAAAATCAAGAGGATCATCCCAATTTCTTTCAGTCATAATCAAACATAATAGTGTGGTAGTTTCCTATCGCCTCCAATCCTGAAACTACCAAAGGGGATTGCAGCAGTCAGAGGTAGCGAAGCCTTGACTCTTATATTATATCATAAAAAGTCTTTTCTTGCATGGTGCTCTGGAACTATC